GCCAGTGAACCTTTTGTTGTCCAGTCTGCAGTAACATCACCAATGGTTCGAATCTTTAGGAAGGGTGCAGAAACACCCCAACCTATGTCTACTTCAAAATCACGAGTTTCAGCAATATCTATAACTTCCGAATACTGCTTATTAGAATCCGTGTTCAAATATCCATTTGGATCGTATTGCAAAAGCAAACGACCTTTGTGGAAATTGGAAGCAACAACTTGAAACCGAAAAGTGACTGTTCCATGCCAGTACTCAAACATCTGTGACATAAATGCCATTGGCGTCATGTTGTACTGGGTGCCAAGATTACTGCTCAGTGCGGGTGTCACATTGCTATTAAACAATACGACTCCTGGTATATCACCATTGTCAAACGTTGCCCACCGAGTAGTAGCAAGGTATGACTGCTTCTGCGCAATATCAACTATACCCATGTGGTCTTGAGCTTCCAAACCAACTGTTCGGGGGTCAATAGTTAATTCATTCTTGGAATCGAGAGTGAGCTTGAGTACCTCATCCCTACGATCCACAACTGCAAATGGAGCGGATGACATGACTTTAACCTGATCCACACCATCAATGTTGGGTGGACGGGAATAGCCAAATAGTGTTGCCACTTGGCCAATGCGAGTTGCAATCATTTCTGTTGCGCGAGCGTATGGAACAACGACAGGTAAGTTATTCAACCAGCCCGCAGCAGCAGCAACCGCGCTGGCAGGCTTGGAAATAATTCCTTTACCATATTCATCATTCACTCGCGTGGACGTAGCACGCCCCTTAGCATGTGAGTAAAGCAGCGAACTAGATTGTAGGGCAGTAGGAGTGGTAAGTATCACATTCTCCATGTATGCATACACAGTTATAGAAACACTGGCATTCTCGCCAGAAGCGTGCAGCAATGGATTGAGAGGAACAACCAATACCTCGCCCACATCATCCCAATCACGATCGGGGATACTTAAGTAATTCTTATACCAAAAGAATGGCAGTTGCATAGTACCTCCTTCACATGACGTGGGATTTAACAAAATATGTGGCCGCTGGGAAATCGGAACATAGTCCCGACTCGCAATAAGGGGATATGTGAAGCTTGAATCTCGCTGAAGTGGTTCATATGCCAACATAGCACGCCCAAACAAGAAAGCATTCCCGTTGATCATAGCTTTGATGGTCATAGTGCCACTTATGTTGTTGAAGTACTTTAACTTCTCAAACACAGCAGGATTCTCACAAAATAGTTTCCAAGGGTTAAAACCTTCAATGATATCGAGTGGTGAAGTGGTAGTCCACCGTTTCTCGTGTATCTTGACAGGACGACTGAGAAACTCACCCAGCGAAGAATCGCCAGCTTGAATAGAGTCGTATGTTTCATCCTTG